AATGTTGTTGGCGCTGGTGGGCTGGCGGACATCTCCGAGCGCAACGCAGCTACGGTAATCCGCACCGCGCTGTCGCACGTGTCCAACGAAGCCCGCAACGAGACGTACCGACAGAACAGCGACATCATCGAGAAATACGAGTGGGTATCCACACTTGACAGCCGTACTAGCACTATTTGCAGAGCCAGAGACGGGATGACGTGGGAAATTGGTAAAGGGCCGATGCCCCCAGCCCATCCGAACTGCCGGTCGTGCACGGCTCCGGTAATCAGTTCAGAGTTCGACTTCCTCGATAAAGGAGCGAAACGTGCAGCTAAGGGCGCAGACGGCGGTACTCAGGTGAGCGCAGACACTACCTATTACGAGTTCCTGAAACAGCAACCGGCGTGGTTTCAGGACCAGGCCCTCGGCCCTGTTCGCGGTAAGATTTTCCGTAACAGCGGTATATCGCCGGAAGAGTTTCGCGTAATATCTGTAGATGGTTTCGGGAACCCGCTCACGCTTAAGCAGATGGCGGAACTCGATAAACGTGTTGCTGATTATCTGAAAGGGGAATAATGATGGGCTTTTTCAAAGTAACTGATGTACCGTCGCGTCGCGTAGTCCAGTACGCCCGTGTGTCTGGCTCTGGCGAGAACGTGGTATTTATTGAGGACGAAAGTGTACTCGGCACACCAGTAGACGATATGCCGTTTGCAGACAAGACCGGTATTGCGCTGCCAGCGGCGGGTATGCTTTATGAGATTCCGTATCTGGCTGATGCTGGCGACGTGTATTTCTCCGTACAACCGAAAGACACGGAACTGGCAGACGGCAGCGCAACTATCACTGTCGAAGTTAAGGCAGGTAAAGCACCATATGTGCTGACTTGGTACAAGGACGGAAAGGAAGTAGTAAATGCCCCGGAAGAGGCTTTGTCTCTGACGGTTAATGCTGTCGGTGAATACTTCGTTAAAGTCGCCGATGCTGACGGCGTAGAGGCGGTAAGCAAAGCGGCGAAGGTTATTAAGCCAGAATGATAAAAGGCCCCTTACGGGGCCTTAGTTTCAATACCCAGTCTCTTGGGTTAAGTTAATCTCTTTATTCCAGACGTTTTGGTTATACTTTTCACGAATCTGGCGCATACTTCTACCGAGCGCGGCGGATAGAGACATATCCCCGTCTTCTTGCGCGTCCAGTTGCATCTGCTGAAGCTCAATATACGCCGAAATATCGCCGCGTAATTCGGCCTGTTCATACTCTTTTTTAAGAAAGGAACCAAGGTCCTGTACACGATGTTTTGCTGGTTTCGTAATCATTTCTTCTCTCCTCTTGTCGGTGTGAGTGAATAGTACCCTATTATATCGGGGCATGTAAACTATTTATTTACGTATTCCAGTTATTCCCCTCAATTGTAAATGTTGGAATAAACTATTCGAATAGTTGACTTTTCACTGAAAATATGCTAAGCTCCACCTGAGCTTGTGAAGTATGAACAAGCGACCGCGGCGCGGGCAGGTAACGGAGCGGGACGTAAGTCCTGAGTGTAGTTACGCTGACGCGTTCGGAAGGGCCATACTCTATTGCTTGTGTAAAAAGTAGCTGGTTTACTGAGATTACGCCGTTTTTATGTTTAAATGATAAGGACTAGCGCCCCGCTTTATGGCGGGGCTTTACTTATCGAGAAAGGAGAAACATGAATCTTAAAGCAACTGTCGTAGCTGTAGCATGTTTCATCATCCTTGCCTACGCACACGGCTACTATCAATACCGCATCGGCTGGAACGAAGGCCGGGTGAATCTCGTTTCGCAGCAACAGCAGAAAGCACAGGCTGAGTTAGCGAAGAAAACACAACGGCAGCAGCAGGACGAATCTAAGGCCGCCGCCGCCGATTCCAAAGGCAAGACTGAATCTGAGGTAATCACCCGTGAAGTCGTTAAGTACATTAAAACGCCTGGTCGCAGCGTGTGCACTTTCGATGATGCTCGCGTCCTGCTCAAGTCCCGCGCCGTCGCAAACGCCAATTCCATCTCCGGATACGACGATGATGCAGCCGCCGTGCAAGCTGGCACCGCCAAGTAGCGACGCTGACGAGGATTTGGCTATTGATGTCCAGAACGCCGAATGTGTACGGCAACTGCGTCTTAAGGTATTCCAGTTGCAGGATTATGTGAGGAATATTCTGGAATAGTTGCCTTGCATGTTGGAATAATTTATTCTTGACATGTAAATCCGGGTGGCCCGGGTTCCAACGTCCAGGGGACATACTGACTATGAATCGTTTTTTACGTTATCCGTTCCAGGAAGAAGCTGGAGCAGAAGATAAATCAGGTGGCGGTGACGCTCCTAAAATGTACACAGCCGAAGAAGTTCAGGCGCTGATTGAGAAAGAAGTTGCCGGGCTTAAGGCCAATCAGGAAGCATTGCTGGCGGAGAAGAAAGAAGCCGCTCGCAAAGCAAAAGAGGCCGAAGAAGAACGGCAGCGCGCACACCAGGAGGCACTAAAAGCCGCTGGTAAGATGGATGAGTTCGAAAAGACGATTCGTAGCCAGTATGACCCGGTGTTAGCTGAGAAAGACGGTCGCATCTCCAGAATGGCAGAGCGCATCCTCGGCAGCGAACGTAAAGCGGTGTTAGGCTCTTTCGCGGGCGACTTTATTACCCCGGAAGCAGTAGACATTCTTGCTCCGTTCGTTAAGACTGAGTTCGAAGGCGATGACGTGGTTACTAAGTTTGTTGGTGCGGATGGCAACGTAATCACGACTGACCCGGAACAGTTCCGCAAATACCTGCGTGAACACAAAGCATTTTCGCATTTGATTAAAGCAAATGCAGCTTCCGGCGGCGGGGCTTCCGGTAGCAAAGGCGGCGGGGCCGCACCAGCGTTTAAAGACATGAGTGAAGCGGAGCGTTTAGCTCTGTATAAATCGAACCCTGCCGAATTTGAACGGCAACTTAAAGCCCTGAGGAAATAATAATGGCAATTACCACTATCGGCGATATCGTAACTGGCAACATCCCGGTCCTGGCGTCTTATATGACCGAGGACCCGGTAGAAAAAACCGCGTTCTTTCAGTCAGGTATTTTGACCCCGACTCCGTACGCTGCCGAGATTGCTCGCGGCCCGTCCAACGTCGCTAACATTCCTTTCTGGAAAGCGATTGATACCTCTATCGAGCCTAACTACTCGAACGATGTATACCAGGACATCGCCACCCCGCGTAACGTGCAGACCGGTGAGATGATGGCCCGCGTTGCATACCTGAACGAAGGTTTCGGTCAGGCGGACCTGACTGTCGAACTGACCAGCCAGAACCCGCTGCAATCTGTGGCTTCTCGCCTGGATAACTTCTGGCAGCGCCAGGCACAACGCCGTCTTATTGCTACCGCGCTCGGTCTGTACAATGACAACGTAGCCGCTACCGACGCATACCACGAGCAGAACGACATGGTAATCGACGTGTCTGCAACTCTGGGATTCGATTCCGGTGCGTTCATTGATGCTACCCAGACCATGGGTGATGCGCTGATGGGTAACAGCGGTGAAGTGCTGGGTGCAATCGCGATGCACAGCTTTGTGTATGCACAGGCGCGTAAGCAACAGCTCATCGACTTCATCCGTGATGCCGACAACAACACCATGTTTGCCACCTACCAGGGCTACCGCGTGATTGTTGACGACAGCATGACCGTAGTCGGCACTGGCCCTAGCCGTAAGTTCATCTCCATCATCTTCGGCAACGGTGCTATCGGTTACGGCGAGGGCAACCCGTCCAACCCTCTGGAATACGAGCGTGAAGCGTCTCGCGGTAACGGCGGCGGTGTTGAAACCCTGTGGACCCGTAAGACCTGGTTGCTGCACCCACTGGGCTACAGCTTCACCAGTGCGGTAATCACCGGTAACGGTACTGAAACCGTAGCACGCTCTGCTTCCTGGCAGGACCTGGCAAACGCCTCCAACTGGAACCGCGTTGTTGACCGTAAGCATGTACCTATTGCCTTCCTGGTAACTGGTGTCGGTGCTTAAGGTTAAGCTATAATCGGGAGGGACTTCGGTCCCTCTTTTCATTTACTAAGAGGTAAATTATGGCTAAGACCGGAAAAGGCTTACCGCGTAGTCTCCAGAATGTCGACTTCGGCGACTTTGACATCCCAGTAACGCCGGCTACTACCAGCGTAGTTGGCGGGGTTAAAAAGTCAGCTACTGTAGCCGCCCCCGCGGCCATTACTGCTGGTGAAGGAGCGCAGTCTGCTGATGCCCCGACTAAGACCGAGTTCGATGCTCTTGTAGCGGAGTACAACAAACTTCGAACTGATGTAACCGCGCTGCGCACTACCGTAGCAAATCTGTTGACTGCGCTTAAAAACGCAGGAACTGTAAGCTAAAGGAGCTTAAAAATGGTTGATGTAATCAAACGTCGTATTACCGGTGTTTCTGACGATTCTCCTGCCGATGGTCAGGTTGAAATCGACATGGCGAATATCTCGCCAGCGTCTTTTTCTACCGCACTGAACGCCACAACGGCAGTTACGGCAGGGCAGACTATGACTCTTACCGTAGTGGTAACTGGCGGTATGGAGCCCTATTCCTACCAGTGGTACAAGAACAACAATGCCATCGCCGGGGCTACCGCGGCTACCTACGCTAAAGCGTCAACCACTACCGCCGATTCTGGTACGTATAAAGTGGTTGTTCACGATGTATATGGTAATATTATCTCCAGCAGCACCGTAGCAACTGTATCTTAATACAACGGCCCTTCGGGGCCGTAATAAGGAAAGGTCATGGCAGATAATTATGTAATCCGCGAAAAGTACACCCACGTTGATGTTGTTGACGGTCAGGTGATGCCTGTTCGCGGTGTGGTAGAAGCGGATGAACTGGTTGCGACTCAACCGGACAACGAAGAAGCGCACAACAACGGCGGTGGTGCTAAGCGTCGTCGCCGTAAGTCAGAGGAATAATCTATGCCGCTAATCGTGGAAGATGGGTCAATAGTACCTGGCGCTGACAGTTACGTTAGCCTGGCTGACGCCCGCGCGTTAGCGGCTAATTATGGCCTTGAGCTGCCGGAAGACGATACCGCAGCAGAGGTAGCCTTGCGCAACGGCGCTACCTATGTCGGGCTTGCAGAACCGCAGATGTGCGGTCGTCGTGTATCCGCAGAGCAGTCTCTTGCGTACCCCCGTACCGGCATTACGTTAAATGGGTTCCCTGTAGCGAACAATGTCATTCCGAAGCAGGTAATTCTTGCGCAGGTAATCGCCGCCGTTACGTATGGCGCAGGCACCGAAGTGCGCGCCAACTCAGACGGTCGTTCCGTGCAGACGGAGCGTGTAGAGGGTGCAGTAACGGTGACATACTTCAACAACGGCAACAGTGGCGCCACAACAGCGATTACCGCTGCGGACGACGCTTTACGCCCATTACTATGTGGCGGTCTTAACAATGGCTTCTCGTTTAACGTGTACCGGGGTTAAAAATGGCGAAGACTAAAACAGAGATATTCACACTAATCGGTTCAGAGCTACCCGACAACACAACCGGACTTATCACGCCAGCGAAGTTGCGCGGGGTATTAACCCAGATGGCTGACTCACCTATTTACGCCACTCCAGGTGTTAAAGAGGTTGAAGTTCTCCGTGCCGCGTCAACAGTAACACAAGCGCCTTCCGCAGTAGATACAGCATTGCAGTTAACTTTCGGCTCTGCTCAGGGAAGCGCTTCTGACCCGGTAATGATTAATGCCGCGGGGCTGGTTACGTTTAACACCGCAGGTAACTACGCCGTTCGCATCAAGTTACAGGCGGGCCGCACAGGGGCAAGTGGTACGTCCATCCTTTTATCGCGCATTCTTCTTAACGGCGCTCAGTACGGGGCACCAGCAGCTACTAAACTGGTAAGCGCAGATATTACAATCCCAATTGAGTCACGCGTTGTTATTAACCCGACCGCGGGCCAGACGTTTGCCGTTCAGATTATGCGAGATAGCGCCGGAACTAACTTCGGCGGCGTATACCCACAAGCGGCTACCGTAACTGCATGGGGTACAGCCCCCTCCGCGCTACTGGTTATTTCGAGACTGGAGGCTGCGTAATGAGCACCGCCTTTAGTAAACGTATGCAAGGCGTAGGCACACGCCTACTAACCAAATTCGGCAGCACGGTATCTCTGGTTCGCGCTGGCTCAAAAGTGTGGGATGAAGTTCTCGGTGAGCACGTCTGGTCTGACGATGAAGTGTTGCCGTTGAGGGCCGTTCCGGTTCCGGTAAACGCGGGACTGGTAAATGGTACGACGATTCAGGCGGGCGACATGATTGTTAAAGCCGATTACAGCGTCGTTCCGAAGATGGAAGACAAGGTGCAATTCGGCGGCGAGCAATGGTCTGTCGTAGCAATCGAGAAGAAGATGGTTAACGATGATGTCGTGGCCTACTTTATCCAGGTGAGAAAATGAGTTTCGCGCTCGATGTCTCTAAGTTCGTGGAAAAGGCGAAGAAGAACCCTGAGAAAGTGATGCGTCAGGTGTCTATCAAGCTGTTTTCCGCTATCATAAAGGCGAGTCCGGTAGATACAGGCCGCTTTCGTATGAACTGGATGGCATCTGGCGGTGCTCCTGCTTCCGGGATTACGGACGCTACGGATAAATCAGGAAACATAGCTATCGGAAACGCTACGAGTTTCGTACTGAAAGCCGCCGACTGGCACGAGTTCACGCTGACAAATAACCTGCCGTACGCACAACGGCTGGAGTATGGTTGGTCACAACAGGCGCCACAAGGATTTGTCCGGGTGAATGTATCCCGCTTCCAGCAACTCATTAACGAAGAAGCCAACAAGGTGAAATGATGGGCTACTTTGAGGACTTAACAAAAGCGTTTGACGTGCCGCTGGTAGCCTTCGGAACCACCAACGGCATCAAGGTAGCGCTTGAAAACATCGATGCGCCGACGTCAACCGATACGCCATATCTGGCGAGTTACATGCTACTGGCGGATACCGAGCAGGCTGATTTGTTCTTCACGGAACAACGCTCAGGTATTTATCAGATAGACATTAACTACGCATCGGTGAAAGGTAGCGCGCCAATCAATAAAATGGCAGACTTACTTAACACGGCGTTTAAAGCAGGTAAGTCATTTTCACGTAACGACATCTGCGCCGAGGTTCAATCGGTTAGCCTGGGGCCGCTGATTGTAGAAAACGGATGGGCCAAACGGCCATTGTCAATTAACTTTATCACATTCACCAAGAGGCTGTGAGTATGGCTACAACTCCTTTTAAGGGCGCGAATACCGCGCAATTCTATGTGGCGGAAGTGACCCCGGGCGTAACACCAAGTAACCCTGTCTGGTCGCCGTTGCGTAACACAGGTGGCGTTCCAGCGGTAACCCGCGATGCGCTGACTTCCAACGAACTCGACGGCAGCCGTGAAACTACATCCATTCGCACCGGTAACAAACAGGTTAGCGGGGAGTACGCCATCGAACTTAGCTCACGTAGCCAGGATGACTTCCTTGCGGGGGCGATGACTTCTACGTGGCAAGCTGGGGTAGAGATTACGGGCGCCGAAATTACGGTCGCCCCAGCAGGTAAAACATTCACCCGCGCTGCCGGTAGCTTCATTACTGACGGTGTAGAAGTTGGCGACCTGATTGCGTTCACCGACTTAACCGGCGACAACGCAAAACCGTTTATTGTAACCGCGGTCGAGGCGCTCGTAGTAACAGGCGCGGGCATTCAGCACACGCTGACCGCAGAGACTGTAACCACCGACGCTAAAACTGGCGACAAGCTGGAAACCGGTAACGCATGTAAGACGTTCTCCATCCTGACATGGTTCAAAGGGCAGTGCGGGAACCCCGACGCGTACATGTTGACCAAAGGCGTGGAAATCTCCGGTTTCACCATTGAACAGGCCGTAAACGCGATGGTGACAGGCAGCTTCCCGTTCATCGGCCTGAGTCAGGAGATTCTTTCCGCGCCGCCAGCAGGTTCCGACTTCTCTCAGGTCACATTCACTGACGAGCCGTTCTCTTCTGTAGATGTGTCCGTGTTCGACGGTTCTACCCCGTTGCGTTGCGATACTCTGACCATCACCAACGACAACGGTGCTTCTGCTCAGTTCGAACTCGGCAACAGTAGCGTTGCGTTCGTGGAACGTGGCCGCGCGGCTAACACCTTCTCCATCTCCGGTAAGCTGTACGACATGGCTATGATTCAGAAGTTTATCAACGAACAGCAGGTAGAGATTAACTCTATTCTGGCGGGGGTAAACGGAGCTATGTCTTTCAGTCTGAAACGTGCGGAACTTACGGCGGTCACACCAGAAATATCTGGCCCGGAATCAATTACCCAAAGTATAGAAGGGCAGTCCACAGGCAACCAGTATCAGTCGTCTATCGTTATCCAGCGTATCGCCTACGCATAAAACTAGGGCCCCTTTCGGGGCCTTTTTTTTTTTTACTCGTCGATATTGCTTCTATACTCCCGTAACTTCTCCAGACTTTCAATTGCTTCCGCTAAGTCGGTTCCGGCGTCTTTGTGCCCCCGCAAGCCCATACACAATAACTTCTTCAATGCGTGCTGTAGCGCCGGGTCGCGGATATCGAAGGCACGCAGCACATCGTAAACGTCTGCGGTCATGGTGCTGCCGTGAGTGTTTGTCATTGTGCGGTTGTATTTTGAAGTCATAAATGGCTCTCATCTATAAGAACGATAACTGCCGAAATCGAAACGGCACCTACATATAAAAGACGCATCTCGGTCGGCGCTATAGCGGTAACAGCTTCGTACAGGCCCGAGAACACGGACAAATCCATAGAGATAAATGTTAAGACCGCCGCCATTCCTAGTACCGCGGTGGATAAAACCAGTAAAACCACAACAGGCATTATGGCGAAAATCCACAAGGCTTTAATCATCCCAGCATCTCCGGTGAAATAGTTAAACGTGCGACCTCACCATATTCGGCGCTATAAGTAATTACATTCGCACTACGGCCTGACATCCAACCCCCTCGCGATGCGTAGGCATCTTTAGCCGCCAGGGTGCGGTGTTGCTCAACAATCATGTTACGGCTTTCTACAATCTTCTGATGGTGCAGGTGGCCTACGTGGGCGTAACTGTAAACGCTCTCGCCGAACGCTTTTCTGAACTTGGCAATCATAACCGGTTCGATAGCGTCGAATCGTGCTTTATGCCCGTGATGGAAAAACAGCGTCGTTTTGCCGTGTTGCACCATCTTGTAAACATCCGGCGACGTATCGACGAACACACGCGGCTCATTGTCGTACAGCGTACTGAACATCTCAGCCAGCCAAATCATGCCGCTCTCGTCGTGGTTCCCTTGCACAATAAGCAAGCGAACATTTTTATGCTTAACAAGGGCCATATCAACAACACGTCGGACCATACGAATCATGTAGCGTACAAGTTTCTGATAGCGCGTGTCAGCGTCAAGAACATGACCACTTGCAGGTGTAACTGCATCCAGGCTATCGAAGTGCGCAAGGTCCCCCAGCAGATTAATAACTCCTGTTCCTGCGTCCGGCGCTTTCTGAAACGCCGCGTCGAACCAGCGTGAGAACAGGTCTTCCGCAATCTTCATATCCCAGTCGTCGCCGCTCTCGTCGGCCCAGGCCAGCATACCGAGATGGAAATCAGATACCGTGTAAAGATTGAGTAGCTTGTCGTCACGTTTGGCGCGAACGGCTTTAACAGGTGCAACTGGCGTAATCTCTGACTTCATGCCTTCGATCACGGCTTTCATCAATTCAACCTGACGTTCAGCGTCAGTGTCAGTCTTAACCCATTGCAGTTTAGTGTTGCCAAACTCATCGACAAGGGATGACGTTCCTTTAATCTTGTAGCCATCTGGCACAAGGTGGCTAACGTCGCGCCCGTGGCCTACACCTTTCTTTGCCAGCTTCGCTTTGCGGATGCGAATAACGCGGTCTGAGATGCCATATTTACGAGCTATATCGATAGTTTTAACTCCGGCGTTCAATTCTTCCTGTAACTGTTCGTCGGTTATTTTCTTCCGGGCCATGCTTACTTCCTCGTGTTTAGGATTTGTCCTATTTAACCACAGTGGATTCCTTTAAATAAAGGCAACTATTTACTTTCTGCGCCTATCGCCCACCCTGTCATTACCATTTGCAGACGGGTGGCTGTCAGCAGGCTATAGAAAGCATCTCCGTTTTTCTCTACAGAACGTATTACCGTGTATGTTACGGCTTGCGGAGGCAGGCCCGATTTACCAACCTCTACGGCTGCCTCACACTCGCGAACGGTAGAGTCCTTAAATGCCTTTACAATAGTAGGGTCGGCTCTATCAAGCACACCAGAAGTCATAAGAACGGATTCACTAAACACCTGTTCACACGGAGACCCAAAAGTAGCAAAAGACATAAAACCAAGAGCTAACACTAATTTACGCATAATTATTTCCTCAGTAAGTTACAGGTGAATAGTACCCTATTATATTGGGGTGTGCAAGTAGTGTGCTAGAATAAGTTTGCGCCTAGTGTCGCACACGAAAAGCGGGTGGTTCCCGTCTGGCGCGTCAACCTTAACCTGTAACCTCTTAACCAAAGGACTAAAGAATGAAACTTTCTGATTTTTATTTTGCTGACCGCCATGCTGTAGGCACTAAAATGCCTATCCTTCTGCCGAGTGGTAAAGATTCCGGTGAATGGTTGCAGGTTATCGGCCCCGATTGCGATGCCGGTGTTCGCGCAGGCCGCGCCTACACAACGGCAATTCGACGCCTTACGGAAGAACTTGCGCCATTAGATAAAGAGTGCGAGGCGCTGAATAACTGGGCGCGCTATAACGATGAGAAGGGTTGGCGGGTGATGGACCTGAACAAGCAGCTTGCCGTGGAAATCGTCACCGGTTGGTCATTCGACGAACCGTTCAGCAAAGAGGCGCTGGCTAACCTATTCGACCAGTACAGTGGGCTGGCGGAGGCCGTAGTTAAGCATCACACAGACAGCCGCGAGAAACTCTCGGAAAAGTAAAAGCGCTGTATGAATTTGCGCAATGGTGCTTTGTCGACCGCCACAAACGTAAGCAATTCGACGACATCGCGGCGGGGCACCAGGCAGCTTTGATTGCAATGGGCGTGATTAAAGAACCGCAGATGAAAGAAGCGACGGGGCCGGAATGCCCCGTTTCTCTTATCGACGTGTTCGAGAAATACCGTGCCATTAAATTCCTACAGCGCGAAACAGATGATACTATCGTTATAATCCCGCGCGATGCGCTCAAATGGCAAGATTTGGTAGCGTTTCGTGATGTCGCCGGTTACGGCATAAGTTTGTTCGAAGCCGAGGTTATCATGGGCTTAGACGGAATATTTGAGGGCAGAGAAGATGGCTGATACGGCTTCCCTAATTGCCAGAGTAAAAACAGAAGGCGCTGATGTAGCCGCTAAACAGCTTGACGCTATGGCGGCATCCGCAGACCGTGCGGACACATCCGTAAACAAACTAACGCCGGATGTTAATAAAGTAAACTCCGCTACGTCTAAAGCGGCTTCTGACGGTTTCGCTAAATTCCGTAACGCCGCCGGGCAGGTAGGCTTCCAGGTGCAGGACAT